AAAACGGCTATAATAGGCAGAAATTGAGAGGGGTGAGAGGGGAGGGGAGTAATAAAAAAATATGAGCAAAATGCAAGAAATTGAGGTCGGAAAACTTAAACCAGCAGAATATAATCCAAGGACAATATCAGAAGATGACATGCTACATCTTATTGAAAGCTTGGAAAAGTTTGGATTAGTTGAGCCGATAGTGGTCAATAAAGATATGACAGTTATTGGTGGACACCAAAGACTAGAGGCAAGCAAAAGAATGGGGAAAGAAAAGGTCGCTTGCATTATTGTTGATTTAGACAAGAGAGAGGAAAAAATACTAAACATTGCTTTAAACAAAATAAGTGGTTCTTGGGACGAGGAAAAATTGGCAGATATTATTGCTGATTTAAAAGGAGAGATTATTGGCTTCAATGACGAGGAGATAGACCAATACGCAATGAGGAGTGAAATGATGCTTGACTTAAAAGGGGAATATAAGCCTGAAGATGACGAGGACTTGAAAATGTTATTTGAAAGAAATGAGAGAGTAGGAATTAAGGTTGAGGAACCAGATGCTTTTTTTAAGAAAAACCAGTTGGCTTTTTATGCTGATAATTTTGACAATTACATAAAGATTAAAAAAGTTTTCAGTACTGGAAGGCAAGGAGAGTTAGACATAAATAAATTACTAGAACTCATAAAATAATGTCAAAACTAGGTTACTACGGTAGTCCAAGAATAACTAGCGAATTTGCAGATTGCTCTTTGCCAATAACTTTTGACGACAAGAGTAACTGCGGTTTTAATTGTGCTTATTGTTTTAGCCAATACATAAGGGGAGTTGGTCCGTCTAAAACAAACTACGATGACAAAAACATAAAGACAGTTAGCATAGAGAATGTGAAGAAGATATTTATAGGAAAAACAAAAACTGGGTATAGCGAATGGATAAAAGCCAAGAAGCCTATACAATGGGGAGGGCTAAGCGACCCATTTTGCCACCTTGAAAAGAAACTTGGAACTACGCTTGAGCTTTTAAAGTTTTTTAATGAGATTGAATATCCAATGAGTTTTAGCAGTAAAGGCGATTTGCCAATAAGCGACAAGCGATATTTTGAGGAATTTAAAAAAGCAGGAGATAGGTGGCATTTTAAGGGGAGCATTATTACTTTAGATGATAAGGCAAGCAGACTTATTGAAATGGGAACGCCAACACCAAAGAGAAGAATAGAAGTCTTGGAGAGATTGCATAAGGAGTGCGGAACTCTTACAACTTGGAGAATGCGACCTTGGGTTGTTGGCGTAACAGAAAAGTCTTTACCTGAGATTATAAAGACAGCAAAGAGGATTGGTTGCCAAAGTATTACGACAGAGTTTTATTGCCTAGACACAAGAGCGTTCGGGAGAAAAGAAAGCATAGAGAACTATAAGAGAATTAGTAAGGCAATGAATTACAGCGTTTTAAAGTTTTATAAAACAAACGGAACAGGTTCGGGATATTTAAGGTTGGATTATGAGTTTCTAAAGCCTTTAGTGAATGAGTACATAAGGCTTTGCAAAGAGGTTGGACTTCCATATTTTATTAGCGATGCAAAACATAAAGAGAAGGGTTGCGGAGGAAGTTGTTGCGGATTACTGCCGAACAATAAACATTTTAGCGGATATGCAAAGTCCCAAATGTCTAACATGATTTACATTGCAAAGGAGAAGGGAACTTTAACTTTAGACGATGTGTTAAGCCTTTCAGATAAAGCCGAGGAAAGTTTTAGGAAAAATACAAAGATTGAAAAATACATGAACATAGGGAACAAGAGAAGCAAGGTTAAGAATATGAGTTACCACGATTATTTCATTAGGCTTTGGAACAATGGATTCTTTGAGAGATATTTTGAGGGATTGCTGAAAGTATCGGGGAAAGACAGAAGCGGAAATGTAGTTTATTTTTTTAACTACAAAAAAGCAAAACTATGAGAATTGTTGTGCCTAGTAAAAATAGGATTGATTACACGATTGATAAGGTGCTAGGAAAAGACATGACTTTATTCTTAGAACCACAAGACAAGGAAAAATACAAAGAAAGGACAGAAGGTTCACAGGTTGTTATAATTCCAAAAGATAATATGGGCTTTGGCTATGTTCTAAAATATATTGTTGATTGGTGCTATTCTAGAGGCGAGAGATATATTCTATTTGCCGATGATGATATTTTTGGATTAAAAAGAAAGGACAAGAAAGAGTTTAGCGTTAGCGACTTTTTATTAGAAGCGGAGAAGATAATGAAGGAAAATTATTACGCACAGCTTATGATAAGTTTTTCTGGGCATAACTGGTATTACAAAGAGAGAATAAAAGAAAGGATCGGTGCTTGGGGAATGGTGTTGCTAGACTTAAAACAGATAACCGAAATAGGAAACTATGACAGTTGTTTAAAGATTTTTTCGGACTGGGATATTTCTGCCAGATTGATATCAAAAGGAAAGAAAGTTGCCTGTTTGTATGACTATATGTTCTTGCATAAAATGAAAAGCAAAGACGGAGGGGCTATGGAATATTACAAAAATAACAACTTTATGAAGGTAAACTGTCTTTACATGAAAAAGAAGTACAGAGAGAAGGTAAAAATAATATTTCACAAAGAGCATAATCAATTTGAAATTAGATTTAATTGGAAAAAACTATGACAAAAATAGAAGAAAATTTAAAAGACATCCTGAAACTTTGGGAAACAAAAAGTGCAGAGCTGAAAAAGTGGGAGTTAATGTTAATTGAGCAAAGGTATTTAGGTTCTAGCTACAAAGAAATTTCCGAGAATCTAAGAATGCAATTTCCAAACACAGAACTAAACCTAACGAAAGATTATTTAAGAAAAAAGATGTATAAGGGTGGAGATATTAGGGAGCATTACGACTGTTATTGCCGAGTGATGAACCAAGAAAGCTTACACCTTGGGGAGAACGCTATTGCTTCCTCTTTTCAGACCGCTTGTAATACCATGGTTTCCCTTTTGCATTCTAAATTTCCAAGTAGCGTGAGGCTTTCGGCTGCCAAAGAAATTGTTGATAGGATTAAAGGAAAGACCAAACAACAAATAACACTAGAAGATGATAGAGATGATTCGGAGTCTTTAGTGGATTTAGCAAGAGAAGTTAAAAAACTAAATGAACCAAAAGCAGATACAGATAATAAAGAGGATAGTAAGTAATTTCTTTAAAGATGATTATGGAAAGCCTTTTATACTTACAGATACTCAAGCGGAAATAGTTGGTGCTATTTTCCTAAAACATTCGCCTCGTGTTCAGATAGAAACATATACTCAATTTGGAAAGTCCGACTCCGTTAGCATGGGAGTTATTTTAAGAGTTTATGCCTATGGAGAATCTTTTGCAGTTGTCGGAGGAACCCAAGAGAAAGCGGACATTATAATGAGAAGGATTATACAGCACATCTTTGATGACAAAAGACTTTATGGGCAGTTGGAGTTAGACATGAATGAACCTTTGCAAAGACTAAAGAGAGAGAGAAACAAAAAAAGTTTAAGTTTCAGAAATGGTGGAGAGATTAAAACCTTTTCGGGAGATTCAAGGAATCGCCAAAGAGTTAAGGAAGCATTGATTGGATTCGGTTGCCCTAATTTAATTGAAGAAGAAGCAAGCATTATTGAAGATGATTTACATTCCACCGCAATGCGTATGCTCACAGGGCATAAGGATAATTTTTTGGTGAAGATTGGAAACACCGTATTTAGAGATAAGCCAAGAAGCCACTTTTACCGAACAAGCAAGAATAAAAACTATTATAAGATTTGGGCAGATTATAACTTGGGGATCAAGGAAGGAAGAATCACAGAGGAAGCCGTTGAGGAGATGAGGCTGGAAATGAACCCCATATTTTTTAGAATGTATTACGAGTGCCTATTCCCAAATGAAAATGTTGTTGATGTTGGTGGATATTACAGGACTGTTACAGACGAAGAATTGGACAATGCTTTAGGGATTGTTGAGCATAAAGGCAAGGTAAGAATCGGTATTGATGTCGGAGAAGGACACGACTTGAGTGTTATCATTAAGAGAAGCGATACATTGGCAGAGATTCTTTACCAAACCAAGACAGCAGACCAGATGACTCTTGCGAGAGAGTTGTTTAATCAAGTCAAAGACGAAAAGTTTGATGAAATAAATGTTGATGCAGTAGGAGTTGGTGCAGGTGTTGCTAGTTATTTTGAGGAGCAACTAAACGGCAATAAGGTGAAATGGAGCGAATCGCCAACTAAGGAAAATTCAAAGTACGGTTATAAGAATCTAAAAGCACAGAACTTTGATGATGTTGCTACTTGGATAAGAAATGGCGGGAAACTTAAACCGCACGAGGGTTGGGAGGAACTAAGAAACATAAGACAAAAGGAGGATTCAACTGGAAAACTAAAAATAAAGACAAAGGAAGAAATGCAGAAAGAGGGAATACCAAGTCCCAACTATGCAGACGGATTGGCTTTATCTTTTAATGAGAAAAAATTTGTGGGAATTACGATAATATGAGATGATTTATTGACATTAAAATAAAACTATGTTTGAAAGATTAAAAAGTTCTTTTAGGAAGTTTTTAGAAGTAGAAACACCAACAGAAGCACCACAAAACAAAAAAGAAATAGCAAACTTGCCGTCTTTTGTTCAACCCGCTTTCAGAGATATTGCTCCCGAGAATAGAACTGGGAAATATATTGATGAATTATTTGGTTGGAGTTTTATTGCGATTATGGCGATCGCTGATGAGGTTATTTCTACCCCGATTTATTTACAAAAGAAAGTTGAGGGAGAATGGATTGACGAGGACAAGCACCTAGTCTTGGACTTGCTTAAAAATCCCAACTCTTTGCAATCTTATGCGGAGATTATTTGGACTATAGTTGTTTTTTTATTGGCAGAGGGAGAAGCACCAATTCTTTTGGATAATGCCAAGAATCCAACAATGCTGATTCTTCTCAATCCCGAAAGACTAAAAATAAAATCGGGTGGAGAGGATTTTGTTACTGGCTATGAATATCAAAGGACAGACGGAACTCGGACTGAAATTGCAGGGGACTTGGTAATTATGCTTAAACTTCCAAACCTTGAAACTCCTTTTCGGGGTTCGGGAATTATGAAGCGGATCGCAAAGACGATTGACATTGATAACTACTCGGAAACTTTTTTAAGGAATTTCTTTTATAACGATGCAACGCCAAGTGGAGTATTAGAAACAGACAGCAAGCTAACGGTTGATATTATAAAGAGATTAAAGCAACAGTTTACGCAAAGACACCAAGGAGTAAAGAACTCCCACAAAATGGCGGTGTTAGAGGGTGGATTAAAATTCAATAAGATTTCAAATTCCCTCGGGGAAATGGGAATGGACAAAGTCGGAGAGAAGTTAAGGGATAAGATTTTAGCCGCTTTTAAAGTTCCAAAGAGCGTGCTTGGCATTGTGGAGGACAGCAACAGGGCTAATACCGAAGCTAGCGACATTATTTTTTATAGGCGGGCAGTTAAGCCTAAACTGATATTTCTTTCCTCACAGCTCACCAAATACCTTTTGCCGAAGTTTGGACTTAACGAGGGATACAGACTTATCTTTGAAGAATTAGATACCGAGGATAGAAAACTAATGGCAGATATCCACGCCATTTATATTGACAAAGGAGTAATGAGCGTAAATGAAGTAAGAGAAGAATTAGGAATGGAAAGTATTGCAGAGGGGGAGGAATCACCCGAAGAAACTCCAACCGAGGACGAGCCGAAAGAAGAACCACCGAAAGACGGGAAGAAGAAAGCAGTTGATATGCTTTCAAACATTCTTCTAGAACTTTCAAAAGAGGGAGAACCTAAAAAGAGATTCACAAAAAAAGAGATCGAAGAATACCACCAAAAGAAAATAATGTTTTCGGAGGATTTAGAAGCAAAGTTTAGAAAGAAACTAAAGCTGTATTTCAATAGCCTAAAGAATAGAATCCTAAGCGAAACCGTAAGCAAAGATATTTTATCAAGTGGAACTGCAGAGATAACCTTTAGCGTTGAAGCAGAGAAACAAACAGTTGCCTCAATTTCAATGCCTTTCTTAGAAGAAGCAATTTTGTTACAGGCGAGCAACACAGCGACATTGCTGGCTTTGCCTTCTGCTATTCATAGCCAAGACGAGATAATGAACAAGTACCTTGTGAACACATCAAGAATGCTTGGAGATTCAGTCACGAAAACAACAGAAAAAAGAATTAAGAGAATGCTTAGAGATTGGGCAGAGAGTGGAGAGGCAATAAGCGTTTTAAGAAATGAGATAAAAGATTACTTTGAT